ATGTTCGACGCATTGAACTCCTTCTTTCGTTGGATCTCCATGGCACTGTTTCTTCTCTTCTGCGTTGTGTTTTCTCTTGTCACGAACGTGTTGGACATACTGATGGCCGTTCTTTCGTCGCCGCCGCTACTCGTTTTTGTTCTAATCGGCTCGGTTGGCGTTGTATTCGCCGTCCGTCAGTACAGCAAATATCAAAAGTCTTATTTCGAAAAGCATCGGGAACGTAAAAGATAAAAACACGTCCCTTTCAATGTATGCTTCTTCAAAAAGCAATGCACAAATAACACGAGGATGCTGCACGGCATCCTCGTGTTATTTGTCTGCTCCCCTCATTTCGAGCACCATAAAATCCATTTTCAAAATCTCGTGTGCCCAAAATGTGCCCAAATTCCTGTTTTTCACCGAAAAATGCGCGCAGAAAAGGCTTCGTGGAAATCTCCACGAAGCCTTATTTTTCAATGGCAGAGAGGGTGGGATTCGAACCCACGGTGGCTCATCACCACACTTGATTTCGAGTTTGTTATTCGGATTTTTAGAACGCAGGCATTTTGTGCGGTTGCTGATATATAAAGGAAACAGCTTTTGCGTATGGCTCGATATGACATCATCTAATCACCGTATATGATGTCAATATGATGTCAAACTCCACCAGGAAAAACATAGGGGACAGCGTATCGTGCGCCGTCCCCTATGTTTAAGATTAAAAGAACTCATGGTTGCGATCAAACCACAAATAAGCCCCAGAGCCGAAGCCCCGGGGCGTGAATACACCTATATCGTTATGCCTTGATCGTCGGCGCGAGCGACTTATCCAGCACAAGCTTGACCAGCCACACGCCGCCCTGCATCACTGCAGGCAGGACGACTGCATCGCGCCAGTAGCACCAGCCGCGCTCATCCTTTGCCTGCTCCTTGATTTTCGTCACGAACTTATCGACCGCCTGCTCGATGGCAGGGATGCACTCAGCGAGGATCGCGCGCGTCACACGCTGCTTGACCTCCTCGGTCACCTGATCGACGTTGATCTCCTTGACGATTGCATCTCTGATGTCTGTCCACTTGCTCATGATGTAATCTCCTTTCACGGCGTTCCGCCGTTGTCCTTCCAATACTGCCTATACCAATTTGCCTTACCGCGCAGCACGTCGCCGCCGCGCGTACCGTATTCTGCCCACGGATTATACGTCGGGCTCTCCTCTGTACCGAGATACTCGAGGTCCCAGCGCTCGCAACCGTTTTTGGGGCCGTAGGGCTCGTGTGCATATACGCCGTCCTCGTTGTCGGCCGCCTCACCGTGCGTGAGGACACGTGTCTTGTCGATGGTCAGCCACAGCCCGTTACACAGTGCGGCGATTGCCTGCGCCATGCCGTCGATCTGTAGAGGCGTCGGAGACTCCTGCCCGAGATCGTCGGCCGTTGCCCCAACGCATCCGAGGATACTGATGCTGACACTCCCACTGTTGCGCTTCCACGTTGCGGCCAGTACATCATCCAGCTCGCCATCTCCGATGACGTAGATCTCGCCGTCCTTGTCAATCTGGATGTGGTAATCGTCCCAAAACTGACTATAGTGCCCCGCCGACCAATGCAGGTACACTTTTGTTTCGCGTCCAATATATTCAGCGGCCGCTTGGATGTTTTCCCGGTACTGTCCTGCGAGCACTTCGAGTTCTGCGGGCGTTACGCGCCGCATCGCGGACTTACTCAATACACGACTACTCATTACTTTACCCCTTTCTTGCTGATTACCGACCGCCCGAGAAATCCAATCAGCCCTGACGTGACATTGCTGGAGAGTTCGGGCGACCCATAAAAAACGGACAGGACTGCCACGACGACAAGTCCTGTCCCAACCATCCAATCTACCGGAGGCAGTCGCTCCTGTTTCAGCATACAGCTATTCTCCTTTCTCCTTTTTTCCAAGCCCGCCGCGTCTCTTAACGAGTGTGACAAGGCCATCGGCCTCCTCGACTCCTGAACGTTGCATATTCTCTAAAATGGATATAAATTCAGTCGTCGCAAGGTATCCGATTGTTAGATTCGCAGCGAATGCCGGCAGATGTGCGCTTATCATCAGGAAATCCAATACGAGCGAAGATGTAACTACGCCGATGTAGGTCAATATCTTGTGCGTAAATCTCTTACGCATCTCCTCGCTGCGGATATACCCAAGCCTCCGGGCCATCTGAATACCCCGAAACGCCTGCCACAGCGTCGGGGATTCCGTGCCATAGTCAATGAGACATTGGCGCGACAGTGACAGCCATTTCGTGACGAGGTCAACAACGACAAGCCACGCGAAAGCAACAAAAATCTGTGCGTGCTCCTGCACTGTAATTGATACGATGCAGGATATAGCGACCTTGATTGCCCAATCTTCCTGCAAACGCTGCAATACCTGCATCATTATGTCCACGCTCCTTACTCCTTCCCTCGATTACGAGCATAGAAAAGGCGCACACCGCTTTGATGTGCGCCTTATGGGATTACTTCTCCTTTTTCTTTGGCGAGTCCGTGTCTTTCCGGACCTCGATCACGACGTGATCTCCGTAGGTGATCTCATCCGCCTCTGCCTGATCCTTTGTCGCAAGCGAAAACATTTCGCCGGTCTCCATATTCGTAAATGTAAAATTCGTGATACTCGTTTCGCCCTGCGGATAGGTGATTTTCCCGTTGACAATGTACTTTTTGAGCATTTCATGCCCTCCTACTCTATCTCTACCAAAAATGGCTTTCCGGTCTCCGCCTCGTACTTCCACCCCGGTGTACAGCCGGTAACATCAAGGATCATGACGCCAAGGAGCGATGCCAGACTTGCAAAGTCCTGCGACAGTCCTGGGTACTGCTCTGTCTCCTGTGCCCGTACAAACGGTGTCACGCAGGTCGTAAACTCCACTGTGCTCGGATTCGGAAACCAAAAGCCCGTATTATACAGCCACTCATCCCCGCCAACGCCGGCTGCATAACAGGCGTTTTGCGAGAGTGCAACTACGGCGATCTTACGCCCGGGATAGGAATGTCTCTTCGGAGAGTTATATATACCCGCCCCATCAAACGACAGGGCATTTACACTCGGGAAATAGTCGAGAATGCGCATATAATCGTAGCGGTTATTAAAAACAACCTCTCCGCGCTCATTCTTGATGACAAACTCGCCCTTATCGAGCCCAATGCGGGAGTCCTCCAACCCATAGGCATAGAGGATCGGTGCCGTCTCCATCTCCTCAAGATAGCTTTCCGCCGTAAAGTTTTCGCCTGGACGTGGTCGATAGGGCGACGAGCCAGAAACGTTATCCGGATAGTATTGTCCTTGGTCAAATTCAGTATAACCGACGTTGCTTCCGTGAAATGACTTCCCGTCTCGGAGCGACTGCGACAGGGATGCTTTTCTTTGCCAACAGCTGATAAAGTGAGCTGTCGTTTTCTGTGGCAAGGTATCGAAAATGGTTGCAAAGGTATAAACAATATTTGGCATTGCGGCGCCGAGCGCAAAGATATAAGGTACGGTATCGGTAGGGCTGATCGAGAATCTCGGATGCCAGCGGGGACTACGGAGCACAAGCATCGACTGAATACATCGACCCGCATATCCGTAAAAAGCTCCATTCGGCCACATGGCTCGTGGTTGATCAAAATACGTACGAACAGCCCACACAGATGCGATGCCGCGCACCTTGTTTGGGGTTGCAGGTGAACACCAAGGATTCGGGTATTTTCCGCCTTGCGGCCACGCATAGGTTTTTCCGTTCGCATAGTCGTAATAGGGGTACGTGCAAATTCGCTCGCCTGTCTCATTCTTCTCAATATGCAGTCCTGTCAAGCACCGCTGCGCCTTCACCAGTGGAATTGTACTGAGCCGATAGTTTTGATACTGATCGTCAATGATATACGCCCCCTTGGCGTTTCTGATCTCTGCGTATTGCATAAGCCCGTCCTCCTCTCAGTAGAAGCCGTAGATAATCGCATGTGGGTTCTGCGCAGCACAGTTCTTATCATAGTTCGTGTAAGGAAACTCCGGATCATAAGCTGCATTTGGCTTGAAGGGGAGTGTAACGGTAATCCCTTGAAGGTCTTCCCACGTCTCAACCCTTGTTAGCTTCTCGTCGTCAGGATTCCAATCGGTACTCACCGCAAAAGCCCCATACCCGGATCCGCGAAAAATGAGCTGCGTCCAGATGCGATTTTTCCCGGGATTCGGGATCTCTATGCGCATCCGTTTCTTTGCCGTAAGGCTCGCAATCCCAACGACGCGGGTCACCCCGCAGCGCGTATCAAGCACGCATGATCCGCGCGCGTTGATCAGCTGTACCCCTGCTTGTTTTTCCATGTCAGATACCTCCTATTCAAATATCCCAATTCGGACGCGGGTCTTTTCGCTCTCGTCGAATACTTCGATGAGATTATCCGATATCTCCGTCCTCGCCCCAGTATCCTTCGTACGAAGCTTTCCGATCTTTGCCGATACAGCAGACAAGCTATCTACTGCAAGCTTGTCTGCTGTTATCGTACCTGCCTGCAGCATGTGGTTTGCGATGACATTGCCATCAATGATCGTGTTCCCCGTGATATGCAGAAGTCGTCCATCGATTTTCACGCCGGCAGGGGCAACGTTGATAGCCGCTACGACATCACCTTGATTGACTTTGAGTTGCAGGCCGTTGTAGATCTGCGTGATCGCGCTGTAGCCGGATTCCTGCGGATTGCCGGACAGCTTCGCAACGATCGATGATACGCTCTCCTTGGTCGTCTGCACATCCTGCATACGTTCGGCGAGTGCCGCATCAAGGTCTTTCTCCGCAATCGACAGATTTTCTATATCGTTTTTGTCGATTTTTGCCTTGACGATCACTTCCTGCACCGGTGACGGCGTGCCATCCCCGAAAGAATCAAAGCACGCCGCCTGCACGGTGTAGACACCTGCCGCACCGACATAGGAAACAAAGGTGCCCGTCGTTTCGAGCGTCTCGTTAATACCGCCGCCCGAGATGTGCACACGAGTGCCGCTCACATTTTCGGGCTTGTTTTGGATGGAGACACTAAATCCTTGCAGGGTATTTGTGATCTTGATCGTCGGAGCGGCAGGCGCCGGAAAATCATAATGGATGCTCAGAGGCTCACCGTAGCCCTTTTGCGGATTGTGTCCGTAGACAAGGACAGCCCCGCTGCGCGCCGTGAGCGATACCGCAGAGCGGATATCTGCTGTCTTCGCGAGAAGTCCCGCCAGCTGTCCCGTGTTGCTGTTTGTGCGCACCTCGTAGTAGTCGATGTAAGTGTTTGTCACAGCCTCCCATGCGGCCGTTACAGTCCCGCCCTGCAGTCGTACTTCGCCGCTGTGCGGTGCATCCGGTACGGCAACACTGCCCGCTGCGACCGTCGCAGTGATTGATACATCTGCGGTCTCTGCAGAGACAACACCGGAGCGGTTAACTGCTCGGATGCCGAATGCGTATGTCCCGGATGTCGGGATAAAATAGCTGTAGCTTGTACCGCCGATCAGATCGACAAGCACGTTGCCCGCACCGTCAAAGAGCCGATAGCCGAGAATATCCGTCTCCGGATTCGCTTTCCATGTCAGTTGCAGAACGCTGCTGTTGCCCACATCCTGTACGACGGAAAAGTCCTGCACCTTCGAGGGCGGCGCATCCTTCGGTGCGGTGTAGACGGTCTGCATTGCCGCATTTCCGGCAAGCCCGAGGTCGTTGTAACAGGTGACGCGCACGGTATAACTGACGGCTGCTGCAACGCCCGTGATCACGGAGCTTGTTGCGTTGCCGTCGTATACGCCCTGCGTTGTGTACTCCGTCTCTCCGTCACGCCTGTACTCAACCTTGATCTGTTTCGCGACCGCACTGCGCGGCAGACGCCACGAAACGGCCAGATCGTAGAGCGTCGTGCCGTCCGGCAGCGTCTTGATCTCTACGATGACCAAGAGATTGTTGACCGTGAGCTTATCGCTCTGCGTCGTGTAGTCGATAATCGGCACGTCGGTGTTATCATCCGCGTAGAGCTCCGGATAGTACTCCATGCAGGTGATCTTGCGCGTCTGCTCCGTCATGCCCTTCGTGATGGACAGGACGCGGAAAGGCTTTGCCTCCTTGGTCGCTTCTCCGAAGGTATAGAGATCATCGGCGGCAATCTCTGCCGCCTGCGCAAGTGTAACGACTGCACCAGATACGCTCTGCACCTCGTAGGTGTGGAGCGTATCAGTCTTGCTGTCGCGTACCATAAGACGATACTGCTTGCCCTCTGCCATCGTGACAGTGCGATCGAGCGTAACGGCAGCGCCATCGACGCTGACTACACGGCCGCCGCACCCCCACTCCGTCACGTCGTGCTGCAGGAGGATCACATCGCCGATCGTGCAGGCGATCGCATCCACAAAGGCATCAAATGTGCATGTCCGCAGCTCGTACTTGTTGGCACGCAGGGCGTGCTTGCCGTGCGCATACGCCTGCTTGAGATCCGTACAGCCCATGAGCTCGATCTGCGTCGGCGTGGAAAGCGCCTCGCTCGCATCATAGTCGTCCGAAAATACAGGGAGCACATCCCTCTCATAGTTTTTATCCTTGTTCATAAAGGAAATTTCCACAACGTTCGCGCGCCCCTGTGTTCCTTGGAACTCCTCTTTGAAGCTGTCCTGCTTGATATTGCCGACCGTAAAAAGCTGAGACGGCTGCGCCGCATAATCATAGACGCAGGTGAATCGCGTCCCCTGCATAATGACCTTGCCGCGCCCGACCGTCTCCGGATAACGTAGAGCCTCCCACACCTGCATCGCGGAATCGTAAATGTAGTTAAATGTGTAACCCTTGCTGTCACACTGCTCCGCCCACGCCTTGAACATGTCGTAGGAAAGTCGATCGGCGGGCTCGCCGCGGACGATGTAGCGCCCGTCGATCTTTCGGCACTGATGCAGGATGTCATAACATGCCCACGCAGGATTATCCGCGCGTTTTTCTTCATACGCCTTGGCATACGGATTCCAGACATAGAGCTTGGAGCGCTCCTGCACCCATGACACGGCAGGATCGTTGCCGCTTAGCTGCTCCGTTGCGAGTGCACGGATGCCGATGAGCGCCTTGCCCGGATGCACGAAGTCGTCATAGACGATCTGCGTCAGCTGCGTCCAATAGACGCGATTGACATATCGGATGGTATTGCCGTCTTTGTGGACGCAGCGCACACGCACCTCATAACGCCCCGGAGGAAGGCCCTCAAAACGGTAGACGCGATAGATCGCCCGATTGGTTGCCTCGTTGATGCGCCCGGAGTAATTTCCGCCGAGCGATGCAGCATTCAGGGATCGCACCCATGCGCCATCTTTGCGTGATAAAAACGCATCCGTGCCCGTCGAGTCACAGAGCGGCAAAGGCGTCCATGCCGTCATACTGCCAACGATGCGGCATTCTGCCGCGAGCGTTACACTTGTCAGGTCCATGCCGCCCTGGTCATTGCTGTAATAGAGTCCGTTGGGGAGCGCGACAGTGAGCTCAATGCCCGTGCAGAGATTGCCCTGTACTTCGTGTGTTGCCCACGCCCCTGACAGCTCATAATTAAGCGGCTGATCCGCATAGTTGTCGGCAAAATTCGGGATGATCGTCTGATCGTTTGTGCCGAGACGGATATCGATCTGCACATCTTTGTAGTTGTCCGCGGGGTTTTCATTGATGCGGATATTGCGAATGTCCTGCAGCTCTCCCTCACCGGCGCAGTAGAGCAGATGCAGATACTGCCGCGCCCCATCGCTGATGATATGTCGTGAGAGCAGGACACCGCCCGATTTCATGGCGCCGTACGTAATGGCGAGCGGATGCCCCTGCCCCGTCAGCGTTGATGTGCCGCCCCAGCCGTATGTCTGCGACTGCGACTGGTCCGCGTTGCTCGTGTCAACCCGCGGACGATTAAGACGCGAGACAAGTGCGCCGCCGATCATGCCGATGGCGATGGCCGTTACCATGCGCCAGCCCATCGAGAGCCCGCCGAGGATTGCACCGCCCGCAATGCCAGCTGTCAAAAATGACAGACCGACCGAGAGGATCATGCCGAATACCTTACCCTCGACATACGGGACGATAACGACGCAGTCCCCCTCAGCGGGCACGGCGTCCGGATCGCAGAGTATGCCGTTGATAGAGTATTGCCACCGCCCGGGCTCGCAGAAATACGAGCTGAGCGGCATGCCGTCACGGCACACAACCTCCTGCATCTCCCGCTTTGTCACGTCAAAGGGATTGCGGACGATGACGAGCTGTATCATGCCTTGCCTCCTGTATATCGATAGATCCCAACAATGCGCCGTCGATAGCGCTCCAACTGTTCGATGCAGACACCCGCATATTCCGTCGAGTGCAGGAATTTCCCACCGCCGAGATAGACAGCGACATGGTCCGCAGCGCGTCCCGTAAGATTCATGGCGAGGATATCCCCTTCCTGCGGTTCCTGCACAGGTGTCCACTCCGAAAGCCCTGCATCCGATGGAGCGCCGCCCATCCAATAGTCGGTATAGGATCGCAGCGCAATCCCCTGCGCCGCGTACCACGCAACGACGAGTTCCCAACAGGGGAGTTCTGCCCACGTCTTACCGACAAAGTCATGTACTGTTGGACGCATAAAGACCTCCTTGCGGGATTGTCGCCTCGCCGCCAAATCGTGTATTGTTGCCGAGCTCGCGGCACCTCTTGAGCGTCTTATTGCATTTACTCGCCGCGCCCTTATAGCCGCACTCAACGCCCTTGAACTTAAAGGGACAGTAGTCCTTCATCATGCGAACAGGCGGAAAACGGCGTGTAAAGGAAAAGTCTGTGCCGAGCGTGAACGTCACCCACTCCACATCACAGCTGACGCCTGTCACAACGAAATACTCTTCTACTTCGGCAACGTCGGGAATATCCGTGTGGAATACCCGGATAATGACCTTGCATCCGCCGAGCCCATTATTTTCCTCGACGTAGCGTTGTATGGTTCCCGTTACGTTGGACACGGTGAGTTTGACGTTCGGGAGCTCCTTGCTGTCCTCCGTGATGTCCTCGAGTGAAAAAGGGAAGGCGGTGTATTCCTGTCCTCCGAGCGTGAGATTTTCCGTATTGTTGACAAGATAGAGCGGATTGCCCGGAATCTGCGCTTCGAGTGCAAGAAGCCACACGCCGCTTGTCGCAATCTTGTTCTTTTCAATGATACTTGCCTGTGATAATTCGAGCATGCTATGCCTCCGTCAGTTTGATGCCGCCCTCCCAGTACCCGTGATTCGTGCAGGAGAAAGAAAAATCCCCGTCAAAGCGCACATTGAACACCTTGCCGGAGAAACTTCCGCCCGCGCCGACCGGATACGTCCACCGGAACGGAACGGCGCCATTGACTTCGTGATAAAGCGCCCGAAGCGCTTCATAATCCGCCTCCGGAAGCGCCGTCCACGAGAGTTCAAAGCTCATAGGCGTGCGCGTGAATCGCTTGCGGGCGATGATAACTTGATTTTCGAGCTTGCCCTTGATCGCCGTGTCCGGAATCGTCTCCTTAATCGGATAGATCGGCGGCTTAATGTTTGGAAAATCCATTTACACCGCCCCCTTGATTACGTCGCGCATGCCGTTTCGGTTCGTTGCGATCGCATCGATCATGATGGATGTCACCCACTCAGAGCCGTTAAACTTCGTCTCCGCCGTCCCTGTCATGCGCTCGTTGGTATTGTTGTTGACAATGACGCGGATATTCGGTGCCGTGCCCCCGCTGCTCGACAGAGAGTTGAGAATGCGCCCCGACTGTGTCGGCCGGAAAATCTCGGGACCACGTTCGCCTACCAGATACGCCCTGCCAAAGGCGACGGGACCACCCGTCGCGCGCGCCCCAGCATATCCCGGCACTGGCGCGCTTGCCTGCGCTGCCGGAATGCCACCGCCGAATCCCGGGAGAATCATCGAGAGCCAGCGCGTAATCATCTGGTTCATCACGAATTTCACGATGGCATTCAGCATATTTTTCAGCATATTGGAAAATGCGTCTTGAATGCCCTTGAATCCATCCGTGAGGACGTTTTGAAAACCACTTGTAAAACCGTCTGCCATGGACGTAAAGAGCGAATCCGTCATCTCCTTCATCTGCGCACCCGCGTCCCGCAGGCGCTCATATTGCTCCTCAAGCGTCGCCCGGAGCGCCTCCTGCGTCGTCAGCGGGGATTTACGCATTGCCTCCACCCGCTGCTGATCGAGGCGCGCCATCTCTGCGGCCGCCCACTGTTCCACCGCGACGCGTGCCTCCGCGGAGTCTTGTGTCAGAGCGACCTCCTTTAGGCGGTTCTCCTTCTCACGGGCAAGCCGCGTCAAACCAATCTGATACGTCGCTTCCGCTTCTGCACGTACATCCTTGTTCACCTGCGCCCAGGTAAGCGCCGTATCGTTTTGCAGGTCTTCGTTCGCCTCGCGCCATGCCTTTGTGACCTTTTCCTTGATAACGTTGGCATACTCATCCAGCTTGGCACTCAGAGCGGTCGTATCAATGCCGAGGTCGGACGCCTCCTTGATCTCCTTCTGCATCTGCTCCATCTTCTGGTGGAGCGCATCCATGCCCTTCTCGTAGGTCGTGCCGACCTCATTCACAATGTCATGCGCAAGAGATGCGATGCTCTGCTGTACCTTCTCCGTAACGCTCTTGATCTTTTCGGCGAGACGCGCAGCCTCGCGTGCTGCTTTATCCGTAGATTTATGGGCTTTTGACTTTTTGCCGCCGTCCCACGTTGATGCCCCGGTGCCTTTTTGCACTGCTGCCTCAGTACGCTGCGGAACGATAACATCACCGTCGGGACCATCGCCGATTGTTCTCCGGCCACCAAACCCGTGTGTAGCAAGGTAAACGCGTCCACGGTTACGTGTTTCCTCAACTGAACCGCCCATCCAATCGGATATCCCATTGCCGATGTCCGTCGCTGCCTTGACGATAGCGAGCTCCTTGAGCGAGGATATCGCTTCGTCGACCCACGCTATAAACTCCCGCACATACCCGGCTGCAGCCGCCATCGACTCGTAGACCCAATCTGCGACAGCCTGGAACGTGTCTTTGAACGTATCGACGATAGGCGAGACCACGGCGTCGATCTCTGCCACGATCCCCGCGATAAACTCAATCGCGGCCGTGCAAAAGTCCGAGACAATCTCTTTCGCAGAGTTCCAGAGATCGGCAGTAATGCCATAGATATAGTCCCACGAATCCGCGACATTGGTCTGCACGCTCAGCACAACATCAAGGACGGTATCGAGGATGCTTGCAATGGCGCCGATTGCCCCATAGACAACGCGCTGGATTGTAGTGACAACGGGAATGATTGGGCGTAGCGCCGTGAGTGCAATATTCCCGACGTCCAGGAAAACATCTACGAGCTTTCCCATTGCCCAAAGGAATGTATCCGCAACAGGTGCAGCGTCCTTAAATATCTTCTTGATCGTATCTCCAAAGGTGGATGCCTTCTCGATCAGATCATCCGGCAGAATCCCTGCGAAGAGACTTTTCCCTCCCTGCGCATTCGCAAGCATCGTGTCCGTGATATTCTTGATCTCAAGGAGCATGTTTTTTGCATCCTCAAAGAGAGGCAGTCCGGAGAGGCCGAATGCCTGCCCTATGTTGTCCTTGATGTTCGACAGCACGCCCTCGAACGTCTCCGACTGCTTTTTCATCATGTCCGGAAAGCGTTCGTTCATGCCATCAATCAACGCTCTAATCGCAACGTTGGCGTCAATACCAAGCTCGCCGATGCGGGAAAGCTCGTCTTTGGTTAGCCCGAGGTTTTTGGCAAGGATATCTTTGACCGGCACACCGAGCTGCGCGAGCTGCATAACATCCTGCCCCATAAGCTGACCGGTTGTCCGAATCTGCCCGAACACGAACGCCAGATGATTAAATCCATCCTGCCCGCGCCCGAGTCCGGATGCAGCGTTGCCGAGTGCCGTGAGTGTCGGAATAATCTCCTGTGCGTCATATCCAAACGCGAGGAGCTGCTGCGCAGAACTCCGTACGCCCGGCATTTCAAACGGCGTTTCCGCTGCGAATTTCTGCAGGTTTGCGATCATAGTATTCGCATGGTCTGCAGAGCCGAGCATCGACGTGAATGCAACACGGGTCTGCTCGAGATCAGCGTTGTAATCGATAAAAGCAGACTTGCTGATATCCAGTGCCGATTTCAGAACTGAGATCGCGGCGGCCGCCGTGATTGCTTTTGATGCAAGGCCCGCAAGACTCTCCGTCACGCCTGCAACGCCCTCAGCTGCGCCATTCGTATTTACGCGGACGTTGACGACTCTATCACGGATGCCCGCGAGTTTATCCTTGACGCCCTGCACGGCTGTTTGGGCCGCGCCCGTATTTGCACGGACGCTGATTGTCTGGTCTTTGATCGAGCCGATCGATGCACGTACCTTCTCGATTGCCGCTGTCGCGTAATCCCGCGCCCGTATGGCAACAGAGATCTCTTTATTTGTCACTGCTTCGATTCGCCTCCTTCAAAAGTAATCCCTCAAGCACTTGTATTTTGTGCAGCATAGCGAGGTCAAGAGCAATCCCCAAGACCTCGGCCACCTGCTGCATTGCAGTGTAGTCCAGTCCGACTACTCCCGCGAACGACGTGCGTATCTGTGTCTGCGTATGCTTCCACAGATACCACGCCTCTTGATTCTCGCCCATCAGCACTGGCCGCTCGTACTCACATCCGGAACATGGGGGCTCGTGCCCTTCCTGTGCATACGCCTCGCGGCAAGATGCACAGTATTCCGGAGCATCCGACAGCTCCCACCGATAGACGGCCTCTAGTTTTTTACTTCGGTCTCCCGACCGTACGTCAGGGCATAAGTGTCCGTCGCAATCTGGAATGCTTCGCTGTATGGCATATCGTCCGTGATCTGCTCCCCGTAGACATTGTCGAGGATCCAATCAATCATCCCCGTAGTCGCGGCGGCGCTGTCTTCCTTATCCGCAAAGGCAGGATCAAATCCTGCCTTACGCAGCTCCCGCATTTCCTTCACGGTGAGGGAGCGGATTGGGATGTTGTTTGTTGTTTTGTTGGTCATTGTTATTCCTCCTAAAAATGAGTATCAAAAAACCCGCCCAGCGTTGAGCGGGTTCGCTGATGAAGTTGTTGTTTACTGCTGATTGCGCTTGCGGCGGGCACGCTCCATGCGCTTGCCCATGATGACGCCGAGGGTATAACTGCGCATCATCTCCCAAACATCGATCGGACGGCTCTTATCAATCAAGCCGTAAATCTCTGTCATCGCATCATCATTGGGGAGGAACTGATGCCCAAGCAGTTCTGAGGTCGTCATAACTACGCCGCCTCCCGTCCGAAAATCTTCTCAAACACGGGGATGACGCTGTCATAGTACCGCCACGTCTCGACCTCCTTGACGCTGTGCTCTGACTTACTGTAGAACAGCTTCGCGTACTCGGGTACTTTCAACTTGTGCATGTTCGCCAACTTGCCGATCTTGTTTGCCGACACGCCGAACATTGTGCCGATTTCCGTCGCGGAGTATGTCCGACGCTCTGCGGCGGGCAAGGGAAGAATCATCTCACCTGCAACCATCTCAGCGGCTTTTGCGTTGCACACGGCTTTGTATTCGGGAATGTTCGTGCGCTCGGCAATCTTGAGAAGCAGGTTCGCCGCGCGGGTGCGGGCGTTCCGCTCCATGACTTCAAGCCGCTTGGACTGCATCGCATCGTCGGACTTCGCTGTGTAGCTGCCTGTCTTGCGGATGGAGGGGATAACATCGTGCGTTATCCAACGCTTGAACTTCTTCGCCTCTTCTTTGCGGCTACCAAGGATGAGGTTATACAGTCCATATTCGTTGACCATGTTCACCTCGCCCTGACGCCCTAAGTTGAACTTAGACCGTTCGTCCTCATCAAGACGATTGACTGAAACGGTGGGATTTGAGAGACCGAGGCTCTCACATACATCGCTTGCAACAAACCACGGTTCATCCTTCACAACAATCGTCCGCACCTTGCCGAACTCGGCATTCTCGAAAATCTGTACTTCATTTGCCATTACAATTCTCCTTCCATTTTCCTCGAAAGGATGCTATAATGACTATGCAATCCTTTCGAGGTTGTGAACATATAGAGTGAGTTGTCTCCTTCAAAAGCAAACTCACTCTATTTTTTTGTGTTCAGAGACAAATACGCCTCCTCTCTCGGCACGTCTTCCATCCACTGCGGATAACGCTTTTTCAAGTCGTCATACACTAGATTTCCAACATACTCCGCCGTTGAAATCCCATTCATGGCGCTGTGAGCTTTTGCAAGCCCGCCAAGTCTGAGACTCAATCGGACATTCGGTCTTATAATTTTCATCTTTCTCACCTCCATCCACAATGATATACATCTTTGTTTATCTTGTCAATACGAAATTTACTTTATTTTTTCTTTGCTAAACATCGTATATACGTTTATACTGTGTATAAAGGAGTGAGCATCATGCAATTTGGAGAAAAACTAAAATCTCTAAGAGATAAACACCACCTAACTCAAACCGATGTAGCAAAAGCATTAGGAGTTACTCAGCGTGCCATTAGCTATTACGAAAACAACAATGTAGCTCCGAATGATCCAGAAGCGTTAAACAAACTAGCCAAGCTATTTGGAATGACCTTAGATGATTTGCTGTTAAAAAACGAAGGTTCTACATCAAGGCTACACGCTCTCGTAGAAAAGTTACTCACTGATACACAAAACCATAACTTAGGTTGGGATTACTTCGATGAAGCCTCCTTTCTTGAAGTTGACGATTATAATGAGCACCATGACAGAAAGTATACGGATACATTCAACTACAAAGAACTTCCGCAATATACCGAGCATAAACTTTCATCACACGAATCGTACCTTGCCTCATACAAAAACGGCGGGTATCTAATCGCTAAGCTTATTTCTCCGAACGGTGAAGTGGAAATTGCTCTGTTTGTATTGCTAAACGGAAAATTTTTATATATAGCAAACAACAACTCAATCAAACAAATTGATGACTTATATCTCCTGTTGGTAAACTCTTCATCTGGGGTAAATTTATTCATCGACCAGTATCTAAGCGATGACCTATCTCAAGAAGAACCTCGTGCTGAATCTTTTATCATTCCCGATGACGATATTCCTTTTTAGTCTTTTTCAACATCTCATACAATAAAACCGCCCCGTGCTGACGAAGCGGTTCTTTTTCTTTTGCCTCAATATGTTTCCTGCTGATTCTTCAGTGTTACCGTCACGATGCTCGTACCGTCTGCCGAGAATGCGCGCCACTTCACATCAACCACAACGCCCGCCGGACCGCTGATCTGTGCGTCGAACGGTTCAAACTGCACGCTTGGAATGGCAAAAACGAGCGACGTATTCGCGTCGAGCTTGAAGCCGATCTCCATAGCAACGGGCGCGCCTGTATCTGCCTTGTCCATCCACTCGGTCGATGTAAAGAGCGCTTTGAGACTGCCCGAGACCTTCATGAGCCCTTCGGGGATGTCCCCACGGAGACCGCCGCCGCCAACAACGTACTGATCGCCATCGAGGTTCGCGTTGATCTCCAGCGAGCCCTCCTTGACAATGCGGCTCTCCGTGCCGTCGATCTTGACGTATGCGTGGTTCTGCGCGATGCGCAGGAGCTTCGACGCCTTGGCCGCGCTGTCATATGCTGTGCCGTCCTGCTCACGCGACGCCCCCATGACGTTGAACTTGAACGTCATTTCGTTGTCTTGTCCGTAGTCGACGGAGAACGTGTTGATCTTCACGCCCTTATAGCGCACATACTTATTGAGATCCGGAAATGCTTTTTCGACGATAATGGACGGCTGCGTATCCTTGACCGTAAAGACGTGTGTCTTATTCGGCGCCGTGCCGGTCGTTTTAGGATCGCCAAAAAGAGCCTTGAACATGTACCCCGAGGACATATAGTCCGCCGGCATTTCAATGTCGCCATCCACGCTGACACGACCAAGCGCCGGCTGTGTATCGTTGCGCGTGTTCGTGATTGTGTCCGACTCGATCAGCGTCTGTGCCTTTGACAGATCGTTGCTGTTCATCGGCAGGACAACGCCCTTCTTCGTTGCGGGAGCGACCCCAAACGAGGCTTCGTAATCCACCGTCATCGCGGATTTATAACCGCGTGCCTGTTGTGTTGCCATATACTACCTCCTGTTATTTCTCCACATAGACAATGACCTCGAGGGCACAACGACTGCCGACGAGGGGACGTACGCTGTCCCCGTCGCCCGCCGTTTCGGTGATCCTCAGCTGCAGGAGCTGCACACCATCCGCTACCCATGTCACTGTCTCTTCATAGCGCCGCAGCGCATCCATGACCGCATTTTCAAGTCGCGCAAGCATCTCGTATCCCACAGTCAGGTTCTTGTCGTCTGACTGCACCCATGTATCAAGACTAATCTGGACACTCGTGTTCTGCACAAGGTCTTCACTCGCCGAGCGCTCGCGATCGCGCATCAAATAGATAAGCCCCTTCCCCTTCGGGTTGGGGCGCACATTACGCGGATTGTACCCGCCGAGGATCACATCGTCGGCGATCTTCGCCGCACGCAGATGGTCTCGCAGGCTCTCCAGTACACTCAGCCACAGCATACAATCACCCCCGATAGAGCGCGACGCTGCCATAGCCGCGACTAACCGCTTCGCCCGTGAGTGCTGCGACCGTCATGGATGCCTCAAGGCGCTTGAACTCATCGCGATAGAAACTGTACTTGCCGGCGTAGCTGTCCTTATCGTCAGTACCGCCGCTTCCCCATGCCTGTGCCCCCGTGTAGCTCTTGCGCATGCAGAGCTCGCGGAACACATAGACCGTGAGGAATCGCCGCACATAGTAGGTCGGCTGCACGGTATCCCATGCAACGCCGAGACCTGCGGCCGCAGCGCGCAGATACTCCTCCGCCTCGCTGATCAGCGCGTCTGTTACAGACGTGCCGAGCAGTTCGTCCTTATCGCGTAATGCGTCTGCTTGTAATAGCATCCTCCACCTCCCGCAGGGCCCGCTCCGTGTAGCGGTCAAAAATAGAGACGATTGTCTTTTCGTTGGATTCGAGCGCATCATACAAAAACGGATCCGCAGCCCACCCCGGGAACCGAACGCGCTTTGCGAACAGAAATTTATTCCCGTCCACCCAGCGCAGCGCCTTCCGTCGTTTTGGAAAGATGTCATGGGGGCGAATGCCCTCATGGATGAAAACAGCATAGGGCGCGATATTACCATCAAGGTACACGCGCCCCTCCATTCCGTCGTCATTGATTGCAGTCTGCACCGCATCTTTGAGACGGCCGTTTTGCTGTTTGTAGCGATGCTGCATCTTTGCGGTCGTCGCAACCTCGATCGCACTTGCCTCAACAGCAAGGCGCAGGTTACGTCGGAACGCATCAATGCTGCTCATCACCCTCGGGGCTCGGATTGTCCTCCGCGCCGCCCTCGTCGGTCTTCTTGCTCTTGCCTTTGCCGCCCTTGGGCTCTTTAGGCTCCTTGTCCTTCGGCTCCTCAGGTTTCTTGACCTTAGGCGCCTCTGCTTCGAGCGGCTCGGGCTCAAAGCCCTGCGCCATCAGCTCTGCTGTCCGCTCCTCCGTTTCGGAGTACTGGACCTCATTCAGTCGTACAAGTCTTGTCATCATAATCCTCCTTATGCGCCCGTGTTGACCCAGACGCCCGCGAGTTTGTTACTCGGGATCCAGATATCATGGAATTTGCGATAGTCGAGCTTCCAAGCGTCCGCCTTCTGGTTCACATCTGGCGAGAAGATACGCACCTTGTCCGTCTTGGAGATGGCGATCGGCGCGCTGCGTGCCATGATGATCCAGTTGATCGCCTTGGCGCCCGTATCGGGCTTGTAGCCTCCTGCCTCCTGCCCTGCAGTCTTTCCGTCACCAAAGACATATGCCGTCTTCATGCGATCGGAGGGGACGGAGAGGATCGGAATCTCGTTGTAGGTCTTAACCTTTGTGCTCACCTCGCCCGCCTTGAAGTCCGCGACATCGAGATACCGCGTCACATCCTTCGCGTTATTGAGGATGGTGCGTACGGGCGTCGGCATAATGATGACGAGCGGCTCGCCTTCGCCGACGATGTCCTGGATCTTCGCGATCTCCTCATCGAGCTTACCGAGAATGTTGTCTTTGCTCGGCGTAAATGCCGCCGACTCATGCGATGCGCCCTTTGCGAGAGCCGCAATACGCGAGTAACGATATGCATCAATCTCCGGCGCAACCTTCGCACGCTGGAACTCACCCATAACGGTACCGGCCGTCGCGACGAAGTTGCTCTCATCCACGTCCATCGAATCAAGCTGGAACGTACGACCGCGATCCTGTGTGAGCGTGTAATCCTTGTAGGCAAGAGTTACCGCACCCTGGTTGAATCCGTTGTCGCGGTCATACTTTGCAAGCCCCGATGTGGAGATCATTGGCATGCGTACCGTGTCGCCGCCGTTATACTTCACATTCAAGGCATTTGCCTCCATCCAGCCGGATGTGCCCGCCGTAAGCATCTGCTTGTCAAGTTCCTGCTGGAATATCTTTGCCATCTCAAGCGTATTAATTGCCATGTGTTATTACCTCTTTCTGTTTAGCCTCCGAGCGCAGCGGCGAACTGCTCCGCAATCATACCGCCTGCTCCATTATCCTGTGACCTGCCGTCACCGCTGCCGCGCCTCTGCATATCTTTAATCGCCCACGCTTTCCCGTCGAGCCATTCTGCAGCGCAGTCCGCAATGCTTCCCTGCGTACCGTCTGCCTTGGTATAGCAGTATGCACCATCCTCGGTGACCTTGATGTTCGGAACGACCAATTTTGCAAACTCCTGCGGGTCAACGGCATTCGCCTTTGTGAGAGCATCAACCGTCTGCGCCATGATGTCCGCCTGTACGCGCTTTTCCTCTGCGGTCTTGCGTGCCGTCTCGGCGGCCTCATACTTTTTAGCAAGATCGGCGATCTGCCCCTGCAGTTTCTGCATTTCGGTCTGTGCACCTGCGCCCTCCTCCCGAGCGGCGCCGAGCTGCGTCTCCAGCTCCTTGTGCTTCGTTTCGAGCTCCCCGTGCTGCTTTTTGAGCCCGGTCAGCTCCTCCTCTGCCTTATTCTTGGCGATGCGTGCATCTGCTGCCTCCTTCCGGACGCCCGCCAGCTCGCTTTTGATGGTCTCCACCATCGCCGCGCCATTTTCCGCAGCCTCCAGTGCCGCGTATACCTCTTTGAGTTCCATCTTGTCTGCCTCCTGTGCAAAATAGTATTACGGGTCTCAACCCCGCGCATAAAAAATGCCCTGCCGTCAAGCACGGAGGGCATGAAAAAAGCACCTGCATAGAGTGCAAGTGCTTTTTAGTTTAGGAAAAATAAGGTTCTATGTCGAAATCGGAATCAACGTACAGCGCGCCGACCTCATAGTCGTTGGCGACCTCGATTTCTCCTCGAGGATGATCGTACTTTTGATACTGGCTCCCGTCAACGTCCTCGAGGAGATCGTGTTTTTTCAGGTCCGGAATATGCTTTTCTATTGCTGCGCACTGCTTGTCAAACCACTCCGGCGCAAAATAGTTGCAGATCGTATACGAGTATTTGTATTCCTTACGCATCTTCCTCACTCCAATCCGAGCTTCTTATTTACGCCCTCATTGCTCTTGATCGCGGTTCTATAGATGTCCTCAATCGCTTCCTGCCTGCTCATTCCCTTTCTGCGCATTTTATCTGCAACAGCAGGTTCCCACTCTTTCATTGGCTTCTCGCGATCAAGGCGTTTTCTGAGTTCCTGATCTGCCATCAAGTCGCGAGCCTGGCGCCTGTATTTGTTGCGCAGTTCAAACGCCTGTTGAGCTCGCTCTTCGATTGGGAGCTCAGTGCTTATCTGCGAGTGGATCCAATCGGTTTGATAGATGTACCACTCACGCACCGTTTTATTATCCAGCTTCCCGATGTATGCTTGGAGCTCCTCGAATGTCTTTTTCTTCAGTATATCACTTCGTGACTCGTTTGGCGATAGTCTGCTGTCAATTTTTTTGCCGCCGTATCCGCGTGCTTTCTGCGTCCAGCTGACCTTTCCGCCCATCACGTCTTTGACGCCATGCACACCGAGGAGCATCTGCCGATGATGCAGGCTGACGCTGCCCAGATACTCTCTGCCGCCTTCTTCGACACGGTCAATCGGCGTTTCGTTGTCGATCATCCCGCGGATAACGGGCTTTAGGAAACACATACAATGCGGATGCGCGGGCAAACGCGGCACTTTGTCCTTCGGAAATATCCCCGGCCCCATGCCGTAGAGATTCGCCCTCGCATACAGATCGCAGATGTCATAACGCGGATGCCGTCCCGACAGCTTCCACTGGTAGGCAACGCAGTCATCGTTATTGTCCCACTTGAGCAAAAACCCGTCTTGGTATGCCCGTGCCATCTCCGTCCGTGCAATGCGATCGGCGAAGTAGCGCGTCCGCTCCTGCGTGGCAGCATATATCGCTTTATTCAGCGCTTTTTCGTTTTGATCCTCCAGCGCATCGACAAGTTGCGAATATGCTGCACGCATGCCAGCGGTTGTGCCCTTTGCAATCTGCCGACGAATGGGCTTTAGCGCGGCCAATATCTCGCCGCGCGAGACACCTGCACGACGAGCAACCTGCGTCAAGTCCTGCAGGAATTTCGGAAGGGACTGTGTCGGGATAATGCCCGCTTCCTGGTACCCGTCGAAGATAGCAAGGCTCGCCTGTCGGTATGTGGCACTCCTTTTGATCTGCTCCGAGATCGTCCGAGCGACCAGTTCCCGCACAAGGATTCCCCCGCGCGTCGTGCGCTCCGAAAGCGTCAGATTATCGGGCGTCCAGGACTGCGTAAACAGGCGATCCGTGATGCCCTGCGGCAGTGCCTCGCCATATCCGCGCTCCGCCTCTGCACGTATTTGATCGATCAACTCGCCAAACAGTATGCGCATGACCGGATATTCGCGATATGCTTGCCGTACAGCGAACGGCACAGCGTAGCCCTCCGCGATCAGCGCACGGATGCGCCGCTCAAATGCGTCTATCTCCGCCCGCGTCGCTGTCTGTCTCATCGTCCTCGTCTCCGTAGGTCTGCGTCTGCTCTATAACGGCGGCCGCGGCTTCGAGCTCGCTGATAATCGCGTCATACGTCGCGGGCTCGAGATTCGGCAGGTATGCTTCGAGCACCTTGCGCGCAACCTCCACTTGATACGTCTTGCTGTCAAGCCCAAGATCAAGCGCCGCCTGTGCCTGTGCAAGGCCGTCTGCAACATCCGAAATCTTGAAGTCGCGGGGGTATTCGCAGACGTAGCCGATCGCCTCACCCGTCCAGGCCTCATACAGTGCGACGATTGCCTTTTCGGCCTCCTCGCACTGGATCGCAAAGTCGACAAGCCGTTGATTCGTCCGCTCGAAGTCCCACTGACGCGCAACGCCGGATTTCGCTGTCTGCACGCCGATGACTGAGTCGATGCCGCTCATGCGATACATCTCCCCGATGAGTCGGTCGATCTGGTCGGTCAGCACCTGTGCGGGGGCCGCATCCGGGGATATGTAACTCGGCGGGTGCTGACTCTCGGGCGGATAGGTGAGTACGTTGTTCGTGCCGATTGTGATATCCGTCGCGCCGTTGTCTGGCATAACCAAAATACTAAACGTTTGATTCTGCAGTATTTGCGTGTGCCAGCTGCACAGCTGATAGACGTAATAGTTCGTCTGTGCGACAGACAAAAACTCCGGTGGTGGCAGCGCCTCCATCGGGTCATTACTGCGCCCGAACCACTGCACGACCGGGAGACGCCCAAGACCGTGCTCCCCCTGCCGGATGATCTGCTTGTTTTCGTCCGCAACGGCCCACGCTGTTTCGGTCCAGGTGTAATACCGCGTCTTGGTCTTATCCTCCGAGTCCTTGATGGTGCTCTGATACCCAAACTCGACCATGCGGCCGTGGTCGTCAAAGCGCCAATGCGTGACCTCGCTCGGCAGCACGTGCGCAAGATACGGCAGCGCACGCTTATCAAGGCTGTCCTGCACGGTCTCGCCGATCTCCGGCTCGTTGTTGACGATGACGTAGACAACGCCGTAGAGCTTTGCCATGACGGCGAGGCGGCGAATGTAGTTCTGCAGGTCTGCGCCGGTACGGTCGGAATCATCCAGAAACACCTTGAATTTTGCAGTGTCCGTATATTCGCGCTTGATCTCGTTGCGGAAGATCGGATCCACAGATGCGTTGACAATCGGTCCCGTGTAGTTGAGGTAGTACGCGAGCTTTTTACGCTTGGCATAATTCTCGGCACTCTCACGGGCATGCCGCACCAGTGCCCCGCCGTCCTTAAACTGCCCATCGCCATAGTATGCATCGCGCAGAAGCTGATAAGTCTCTGCCATTGCGTTGATGTCCAATCGTGCCCCTCCTCAGTAGATATTTGCACGGCGCGCCTTGATGCGCTCACCTGCCGCAAGCTGTTCCGTGCCGTAGCGCACCGCGTCAATCGCGTGGTTGTCCTTGTCCGGATAGGCTGATATAAATTGCCCGTCCCTGTTGCGCTCGTACTCATACCCGACAAATTCACGGTACGTGTTCGGAGCGCGTCGCTTGTCAATATAGATGCGTCTGCGCCCCTGCAGCCAGTGGATACCGTAATCAACGGAATCGGGCCCCTTGCGTGCCGCCTGCACATTGAGCCCGAGGCTGCGCATCTCCGCGATGCTCTTAGGCTCCGCCGAATCCGCGGTCAGGTGATGCCCGTAGAGACGCGGCAGAATCTTCCGCGCTGCCTGGGCGTTGCTCAGCCGCTGCTCGTAGATCTCGTCGAAAATGTATAAATCCTCGTGCTTGGCGTCATAGTGTATCGCGACAAAGGCAAGCGGGTCGACCGCAAAACCGAAGTCAAGACCAAAGTAGCGGCGATCGAACCTTGCCACATCCGCATCGCTCAGCTCCACGCCCTCGACGTTATCAAATACGCTGCCGCCCGTACCCGTAACCTCACCGAGGTATTCGTGCCGGTACAACGTCTCATTCTTTTCTTTGAGCCGCTCTGCCTCCGTGATGAACTGCTCTCCAAGCCATACCGGGGGAACATCCAGATATGTCGAACGGTGCACAACGCGGTCATCGCGATCGAACAGTGCTTCCTCATTGACCCAGTTATTACGGCTTTTTGGAGGATTGTAAGAGTAAAACACCCAGTACCGCTCGCCGCCGCGCAGGAGCGACTGCAAAAGGCTCCGAATCTCCTCCATACCTGTGAATTGGTCGAGCTCCTCAATCCACACGATACCAACGTACCCGAATGGCAGCTTGAGTGACTTGACCTTGTTTCGGTCATCGACACCGAGGAAAAGAATTTTCTGCCCGGTGCTCTTGTGCTCAAATGACAAAGGGCTCACCCGTCCCGCAAATGCATCGGATAAGCCCAGCGCGTTGATCGCCCAGTCCACTTGGTTATAGACACTGTTGCGCAGCGTATTCGCGACCTTGCGCAGCACGACCACATGACAAAGCGGATTCTGCAGGAGGCCGAGCAGGATAGAGAGCGATGCAAAGCTCGACTTTGTGGATCCGCGCCCGCCTGCAAGCCAATAGTGCGTATAACGATGCTCCTGCACGTCGAAAAATATGCTGTCAAAGCTCGGTGCTATCAGCTCCGCAACATTGACAACCCGCTCACTCATCCGCATCACCTCTCTCGAATACAAACGTGATCGGCGACGCTCTCTCCGTCCGATCCTTGTCAAGGGCTTTCTCTTTCAGCTTGACTTCGCGCTCGTGGAGACGGATGTCAGCGCTCTCGCCGATGGTGTCCAGTAGGATCTTCATCATTTTGGGATCTCCTGCGCAGGCGCTCCGGACGATGCTGCCAAGCACCGCGTCACCGATCGTAAGGCCGTCGTCACGGATGCGCGCCGCGCGCATGATCCCGTTCTTGAGATCTGGATGGAGGTCTTTCAGCGAGAGCGAAATCGCCTCCCTGAGCGCCGTGCGCAACGCTTTCTTGCGGCGACGGGATTTTCCGCTCTCAACGCCACCTTTTTTGCTGTTTTCTCTAGCTTCGCTCTTACTTCGTTTCGATGCCGGAATCAGATTCTGCTCGTTCGCCATACTACACACTCACCACCTCCCTTGATGTTGGCATAATAAAACCCGCCCAGAATGAGCGGGTTTGATGTGAAATTGTTTTTCTACCTCTTGCCGTACTTGCGGCGGGCACGGTCTGCACGCTTGCCCATAATGAAACCGTAGTGGTAAATGATAATGCCTGTAATCAGGACATCACCGACAGCAAGATGACGAGCCATCAACCAAGCAATCATATCTCGAACAGGCTCACTCGGAATAGCGTGACGCATAGCAAGTTGCTCCATTGTCATGACTACACCGCCTCCCGTCCAAAAATCTTCTCAAAGACGGGAACAACGCTGTCATAGTAACGCCACGTCTCAACTTCCTTGACGGAGTGCTCGGACTTGCTGTAGAAGAGCTTACCGTACTCGGGTGTCTTGAGGTTGTGCTTGTTCGCCAGCTTGCCGATCTTGTTTGCAGACACGCCGAACATCGCACCGATCTCCGTTGCGGAGTAAGTCTTGTGCTCTGCAACGGGCAACGGAAGAATCAGCTCACCTGTAACCATCTCAGCGGCTTTCGCGTTGCACACAGCTTTGTATTCGGGAATGTTCGTGCGCTCGGCAATCTTGAGAAGCAGGTTTGCCGCGCGGGTGCGGGCATTGCGCTCCATAACTTCAAGCCGCTTGGACTGCATCGCATCATCGGGCTTCACGTGCTTCGCTGTGTAGCTGCCCGTCTTGCGGATGGAGGGTAGCACTTCCGATGTGACCCAACGCTTGAATTTCTTCGCAGCGGGGAGCTTTGAGGAGAGGATGAGCGAGTAAAGCCCCGATTCGTTGATGATGGTCAGTTCCTGCACTCCACCGAGGGTGTCACATTTCGTTACGCCCTTGTCCTCCTCGTCCACATGGTCGCCGATTGCTTTGCGCGAATTTGTGTAGCCGAGAATCTCCGCGACATCCTTGCCGACGAAATATGGCTCTCCGTCCTTCACAATCGTCCGCACCTTGCCGAACTCAACATTCTCAAAAATCTGTACTTCATTTGCCATTACAAATCATCCTTTCAAATCCCCCAAAAGGATGATATAATAGATTTATCAATCCTTTGGGTTGTATGTTGGGTTCCGCTTTGTTCCTTTGGTCGGGATGAGGAGCGGAACCCTACTTCTTTTGTAGGTACTCTGAACATATCAAGCGCACTAAGGCAGCAAGTGAAATATTCTTCTCACTTGCCGCCTTTTTCAGTTCTTCGTAAAGAGCTTCTGGCAGCTTGATGTTCAAGGCACGATCATTCAATTTATTCACCTCCTAACAACTACAAAAATACTACAAGTTTTATAGTAAGTCAAGAAGTTTTTGAAAAATTTCTGCCCGACCACAGAAATTCCACGAAAAAAGCACTCTGCGTTTCTGCAAAGTGCTTATAAACAGCATTTATTTAACCGAGATGTTTTTGGGTTGTATCGTCCAGTTTCATCAGTACCGTGGTTAGTGTATCACGCAAAACGGTATGATAGTATCCCTCCTGCCGTGTAATGCTCCCAACATCCTTTGGAGTTAATGCAGTTCCATATCTCTCGTTAGTTTTTGTGGCGATTTCCGCTTGCGTCCCTTTACGGTCACCATATTCATCGAGGATATATTTAAGAATCTCGTGCCTTTCTTCAGGCGATCTTTCCATAAAATCCCCTCCCCTTCACTTTATCAACGACAGTTTTTCCTCAATCGCATTCTGCAAAGTCTGTGAAAAGTTCAGCCCAATTCGTTCCGCCTCTGCATTCATCCAATATGGAATCGACAATGTTT